AAGCCGAAGAATTACAAGAAGCAATTAAACGACTTAACGAGTTCGAGTTAAAATTAAAAACCGAGTTTCTTCATAATTAGGATTTGCGCTGCAGCAGACATCATTTCTTTCCAAGTATCGAATTTTGTTTGTTCAGAAACAAAGACATCAAGAATTGATTCATCTGCTTTTTCAAATTCCTCTACATTGGATATTTTTTCTGGGCTTGATAGCAAAAAATCATCAATGGTTGAAAAATTTGTGTGTTCAATCATGAATTCATCTGAGAAAACTTCTTTGAAAGAATATTCATGTGTACCAGCAACAGATTGAGCATTCTCTGAAAGCTGATCAAGACGGTTAGAAAAATCATCCAGTCCGTTGATTTTTAAAGTCATATTGTTAAACTCCTTTCTATTGAATTTTTGACTAAAACGGTGAGAGGTCCTAGTCAATAATGATTATAACATGAATAACAGAAAAGCACAACATATTGTTAATTAAATATATTTGTTTAACAACATATAGTGTCCGAGGTGTAAAAATGTGGGAACAATTAAACCGAATAATGCAGGAAAGAAATTTGAATGGCTATCAATTATCTAAGATGTCTGGGGTCAACCGTAGTTTCTTTTCTGATTTAAAAAGCGGAAAGGTGAAATACCTTTCTTGGCCGAACATATGCAAAATTGCTGATGCGTTGGAGATCAGCATAGATGAATTAAGATAAGGAGGTAGGAACGTGCAAGGAGAACGTTTAAAAAAATGGCGTGAGACAGAGAAAATGTCTCAAGAGGAACTCGCAGAGAAGTCAAATGTTTCTCGAACAACAATACATCTGATTGAATCAGGTCAGTCGTCAACAGTAAAAATTAGAACACTTCAAAAATTAGCAGTAGTTTTTAATAAGCAAGTAAAAGATTTTTTTTAAAACAAATGTTTAACAAATTAAACAAATTAAAGAAAGGAGAGTAGGATATGAACGAAAAGAAACAAAATAATGATCTCATCAAAGAAATTATTGAGAAACATTTTGAAAATATGGTTGATGATATTTTGGAACACACGGAAACTTACTATGAAGCTTTAGGAGCTATTAGTAGCATCAAAGGAAGCAAGGTCCCGAATATGCTTCACTTAGCTGATTGTTTGGGAAAAGCTATCAGAAAGCGTGCTATGCAACAAAAAAGCACCTGACGGAAATCAGGCGCATACTTAAATAATTAAAACCATTATATCACAAAAATGCTTGCCCGCATAGTTGAGAGGATGTAAAAAATGGAAGGTATAACATTACAATTACGATTGGACGGCGAAAGTGCTGAACTGTTCACGAATCAATTATTGGCCTTTGCTGAAAAGCAGGTCAAGGAGCAGTTAGAGAATGATCGTATGCCAATCAATCAACAAGCTTTGATGAAGAAGTTCGGCTTTACGCATGGATATGTGAAGCAGTTAGAACGCAAAGGATTAAGATTTCGTAAGCAGGGGAAAGATACTATGTACGATGTCAATGATGTTTATGAGATTTTGGAATTAGAAAAAGAAGTACGAAAATTAAGAGCGTAAGGAGAACAAAATGACAGAACCAACTGCATCAAGCCAATTGCTTGGCTTACTAGTTATTTTTATCGGGTTCTTTATCCTGATGATATTTACAGCTAAAAATGAAAAATCGGATGAGCAAAATGTAGTGAGCATCATCGAAGAAACTGAGGATTTTAGAGAAGTTGCCCGAAGAAACTTGAAAAATAGCGATAGAAAATCAACCTATGATACCCAGCCACCTACAGGGCTGGCTTCATCGATTGAGGACGTACCACAAGTTTTTAGAGCATGCATCGAAGATTATGACAGGCTCGCTAGCGACTATCAGGAAGAAGCAAGAAACAATGATATTCTAAGAAGTCAAAACGCGAATCTCTTAGAAGAAAATGGGCGTTTGCTTTATCAGGAAATGATTTTGGATTTCCGTCAAAATCCAAGAAAATGGAGGGCAAAGACATGAGTGTTAGTCGTGAAATGAGTGAGATGGAAATCCGTGTGTTAAACATGATCATGTATTGCGCGACTTTCGACCTACCCATTCAAGCAAGTGAAATTCGTATCGAAACCGGACTCTCAAAGCGTAGGCTAGAAGAGGTCATTGAGAGTCTGCGTGTGAATTTTGGTCATCCTATCGTAGCTAAGAAGATGAAGCCGAACGGCTATTACTTGCCACGAAGCGAGGAAGAGCGACAAGCTGGACTTGCTCCTTATCGTCGTCAGATCTTAACTGAGCAAAAGAATCTTGCTGTAGTGATGAATGTGGATTTAGAAAAATATTGGGGGAATAGCGCATGAGTGAAGATTTTAGAATACTACCTCATGACTTAGTAGCCGAGCAGTCGGTTCTGGGTGCAGTCTTTATCTCACCAGAAACAATGGCATCTCTAGCAGACGAATTGGTCCCTGATGATTTTTATAAACCAGCTAACAAGATTGTATTTAAGACCATGTTGTCATTACTTGAAAAAGGCGAGCCAATCGATGCTACCACTATGGTGTCAGCTCTTACCAATCAGGGCGATATCTCAAATATTGGGGGCATGACATATGTTGTAGAGTTGGTAAATTCAACACCAACTTCAAAAAATGTGGAGCATTATGCCAAACTGGTTAAAGAAAAGGCTACGCTTCGGAAAGTAATTGCTGACTTGTCAGATTCGTTATCTAGTGCTTATCAAGGCGATGTATCGATTGATGACATCATTGTTAAAACTGAAAAATCTCTACTGGATATTAGTAATCAAAATGCAGGGACAGGATTTCGTAATGTGGCCGATATTCTTGATACACACATGCAAATAGTCGAGACTCGCTCACAGACAGATGGATTCGTGACTGGTCTATCTACTGGCTTTGTCGGATTGGATAAGATTACAACAGGCCTTCATGAAGGGAATCTTATCATCCTTGCTGCTCGTCCTGCTATGGGTAAGACGGCGCTAGCTCTGAATATCGCTAAGTATGTAGCCACCAAGGAAGGAAAGCCTGCTGTCATCTTCTCGCTTGAAATGGGCGCAGAGGAACTGATCGAGCGTATGTTGGCATCAGAGGGCATGGTTCCAGCTTATCATCTGAAGACTGGGAATTTGAGTACGGACGAATGGAAACGTCTTGTACAGGCCCAAAATAATCTCTATGATGCGCCTATTTTTGTGGATGATACTGCTGGGATTCGGATTTCAGAGATACGCTCAAATGCTCGAAAACTCGCCCAAGAAATGGGCGGTCTGGGTGTCATCATCATTGACTACTTGCAGTTGATAACTGGGGCAAAGGGCGAGAATCGTCAGCAAATCGTTTCAGAGATTTCAAGGGAATTGAAGATACTTGCTAAAGATTTAAAAGTACCTGTCATTGCCTTGTCACAGTTAAGTCGTGCAGTTGAACAGAGACAAGATAAGCGCCCCATGTTAGCAGATTTGCGAGAATCAGGCTCGATCGAGCAAGATGCTGATATTGTAGCATTCTTGTATCGTGATGCCTACTATCAGAAGGAACAGGTAGACAGCCAAGAAGCGAATAATGTAACCGAGCTGATCCTGGAAAAGAATCGGCATGGTAGTTTAGGGACAGTAAAGCTGTATTTTCACAAAGAGTACACAAAATTTTCAAGTGTGGAGGGGTAGATGGCAGAGAGAAGAATGGTCAGCAAGACCATAATGCAAACACAAAAATTTTTAAGACTACCGCTTGAAACTCAAGCCTTGTACGTTCATTTGGTTATCAATTCCGACGATGACGGAATCGTTGAAGCATTTCCGGTCGTTCGGATGATTGGCGCCAGTGAGGACAGTTTAGGCTTATTAGTTATCAAGCAGTTTATAAAGCCACTCAATCAGGATATGGTCTATTTTATTACGGATTTTAATGAACAAAATAAAATCAGACCTGACAGGCACAAACCTAGTATACACAGAGATTTAGCTATTCAACAACTCGGATTGGAAGTTGATGGAAGTAGATTGGTTGAGCCTGGAAAGATAGTTTTAGAGCTTAACGAGGAATGTCAGATAGTTGACGGACAAGTGACGGACAAATGTCCGCATAGTATAGGTAAGTATAGTATAGGTAAGGATAGTATAGATAATATCCCTTACAAAGAAATTATCGATTATCTAAATTCAAAGACTGGAAAGAAATATAGAGATAATGTTCAGAAGAACAAATCTCTAATTAAAGCTAGATGGTCTGAAGGATATCGACTAGAAGACTTTAAACAAGTGATTGATAATATGGTTAAGGATTGGTCAGGTACGAAGTATGCGAAATATTTGAGACCTGAAACACTCTTTGGAACGAAGTTCGATGGTTATTTGAATCAAGGGAATATTTTTAATCGTGAAAAGAAAACAGACGAAAGGCTAGGGTTTTAGATGAAACAGTTTAAACAATTTAGAACTAGAACGGTTCTTGATGATGTCTGTGAGATCCATGGATGCCCTCTTTGGTCTGTGAAAATTCCTATTAAGGGTAAGGTTGAAGAAATCAGTCAATGTCCTGAGTGTGAGAAAGAGAACATTCGCCTCTTTGAAAAGCAGTTGAATATGGAATCCGAGGTCAAAAGTAAACTATCGGATACATACGAAGTCTTTGCTCGGGACAGCATCGTTTCAAGTAAGCTGGCCAGCAAGTCACTACACGATTATGAAATTCAAGTTGACATTGATGAAAAGGCCATGAATTTCGTGAAGCGATTGGAACGTGAGTATGCCAAAGGTACGCTTGGGAATGCCATCATCACAGGACCTTCTGGAGTCGGGAAGAGTCATCTTACTTATGGCTTGGCTCGGTTCATCAACGAGCAGTTCAAGGTATACGACGAGCCTAAAAGCGTTCTCTTTGTGTCAGTTGTGACTTTATTTGACAAGATTCGAGAAAGCTTTGAGATTGACAATGGCTTTTCAGAAGCGAAGATGGTCAAGCTACTGTCTGAGGTTGATTTTCTTTTCTTGGATGACCTTGGGAAAGAGAGTCGAAAGGCTGACACGAAGCGGAACGAGTGGGCGCATCAGATATTGTTCAAGATCCTGGATAATCGGACCAATACGATTATCAATACGAATCTGAGTAGCGAAGAGATTAAAGAGCTTTACTCGGATGATTTTGGGAACGGTGCTCTGTCAAGCCGCATTTTTGAGGGAGCGACAGGCAGGTGCTTTGTGTATCCAGCCGGGATGAAGGATAGGAGGTATTGATTATCAAAAAAATGGTAGTCTGGGCACTCTTTGATAGTGGGAATGGTTCTTACTTCAAGGGTGCTAACTCTCTGAATAGTTCGGGGGG